GTCAGCGCCCCCCGCGACACGTCGACCCCCGCCCCGGAGTACCTTTTTACTCGGCCTCGGCCGGCCGCATAGCCGCGGATCGGCCAGGCTATCGATGAGAAAACCCGCGCGTGCGTGTGCAATTGCATGAATGCGAATTAAATAAATAGGGTTTATTCGGGGCATGCGGCCATGCGGCCGTGTGGCCATGCGCGAATTAATTAATTGCCGGGCAGGCCTGCGGCCCTGCCAGCATGCGGCCATGCGGCCATGCGTACGCCTCGACCTAGCCCGACACGCGGCCTTGCCGCCATGCGGCCATGCGTGCGCCAGGATCAGGCCGCGCAAAGAAAAAGCCCGGGCCGCAGGGAATGCGGCGCACGGGCTTGTGCGGTATCGGTCTAGATCGCCTCGACGGCGGGCGTGCGCCTATGCGTCCAGGCCTGCGGCTGGCGCGCACGCAATAAAAAGCCCGGCGCAAGGCCGGGCACATTGGAAGATCACGGGGGCGCGGGGGATCGTGCTAGTCGTGCGCCTTGAACCGCGCTTCTATCTCGCGGGCTTGCGCTCCCAGACTGGCGCCTGCGGGCTTCACGTGCCACGACAGCGCAACGCACAGGATCGCCACGGCAAGGGCCGGGATCAGGCCGTGCGCCACGAATGCAGCCCACGCCAGCGGTGCGACCAGGCCGGCATTAATCCCGATGAAGCAACCCCATCGGACGATCCGCGAGGCGCGATCGGCCAGAATGCGGACGCGCAGGGTTTCGAGTGCGTCATGATCCGGGTGCTTAGCCATCGGCGGTCCCCTCCGCAGGCAGGCCGACCATGCGCCCGTCGACGGTCAGCGCGGGCCGGCTGCGGGTTTCCTCCGCCAGGCGCAGGAAGTCGTCGCGCCACGACTCCGCAGACTGTTCCGCGTGATAGGCGCGGTCGCGGGCTTCGTCCCGCTCGTCGGCCAGCTGCGCGGCGTGCTCGCAAAGCTGGCCGTAGGCGATGCGATCCCAGCGTGCGAGGATCGCGGCCGGGCTCACATGGCCTCCCGGGCTTCTGCCGCCACGATGGCATCGCGCACGTCGTCGCTTACTTCGACCAGCTCCCTCTTGGCGTAGTAGAAAACCGGCGGGCATGGAACGTCCAGGATTCGGGCGGTCCGCGTGCTTTGCTTGCGGCACCGATTGCCGTTTTTACTGAAAAGAGAACCGACGGGCACGCGGGAGAACGCGACAAGATGACGTTTCATGGCACGTCACCGTAGGCAATGGCCGCGATCGGCTCGCGCGTGCCGCGCAGCAGGACCACGACGTTATGTCCGTCATCCTCGATCGCCGCGCGGCCAGGTGCAGGGTAGGCGCCGCCGCGGTCGCGCAGTTTGCGGAGGAGCGCGCGCGGCGGCAGGTCGCACCATGCGAGCGGGATCACGCCGCGGCTACGCCATTCGTTCCACTGCCATTCGCCATCGCCGCCGCGCAGCGCGTCGACGGACAGCAGCGGCGCGACGGGTTCGGCGTTGCCGTACGCCAGCAGGCACGTATCGCAATAGCCGTCCGGGGATTCGTCCGTCGTGAAGATCGGGTGCAGCGGATTGCCTCCCATGTCCTTCGCATCGTCCAGATTAAAGCCTTTCGCCTTCGCGTAGGCTTCGGCGCAGCGCGGGCAGTGAATGGCGGCGTTGTAGGCGTAAGCGGTAATCGTCGTCATGGGTTCACGCCTTGAGATATGCGGCGATGCCGGCAAGGGCGCGGGCTTCGTCGTCGGTTAGGTCGCGTTGATCTTCGTCCGCTTGCAGCTGGTCCAGGTAATCCCCCAGCGCCCTGCGGGAATTGGCCGCAGCGATGTCGCCATCGCCGCCAGTCAACTCGCGCGCACGGTCCACGTGCGGCATGCACTGAAGGAGCGCGAGCGCAAAGCGTGCGGGCATGGCCGCACGTTCCGCCGCCTCCGCCGCGTCGCTGGCATCTTCTGCGATGATGTCGGCGAGGGTTTCCGCGTACATGGCGGGAGCGCGATCCAGGAGCGCGGACAGTTCCGCCACGAAGGCCGGTGGGTAATCGCCCGGGCCGACGTAGTCGCCGTCTTCGTCCGTCACGGGATCAGGCAACGGGTCCGTGTACAGCCATCCGCCCGACCGGCCAGCCGAATAGACGTTGTCGAATCCGAATTTCTCGCGCGCCATCTTTCTTGCCAGACTCCACCAGCGCGAGGACACAAGTTGTTCCGCGCGCTGCTGCTGTTCGTCCGTTCCTTCGGCGCCCTTCGGGACATCGCGTGCCAGGTCATAGCATTTGACGCAAAGCGCTTTGCCTTCGCCGTTACGATGATGGTGCGTTGTCGTCTTCACAGGGAATCCTCCGCTTTGGTTTCGCTGTCTTCCTGCGTCTCGCAACGCAGGTCGGCGCCGGGGTTGTCGCGCACGGCCTGCGCGCAATCTTCGGCGGTAAGGTTGTAGTCGACGACGAACGCATGACGTTCGCCCCCGAGCGTAAGAACCAGGATCAGGACATAGAACATGAGGTCAATCCTTTTTGTTGAGCACAGCGAGAAGTTCAGACTCGACGTAACTGCGGTCAAGGAACTCGCTGAACGCATCGTTTTCGCACATGGCGGAATAGATGTCTTCCTGCGGATTATCGATATCCTGCGACTCCATCCATGCCGCCAGTAAAATGCTGGCCTGATTATGGTCCCATTGATCCAACGGCCCCCATTCGGCGACATCGGCGGAGTAGAAACTGATAAAGCCAGATCGGGACGTGCATTCGTCTTTGACCATGCGCGCCAGAGTTTCGGGGTCGCATTCCTTTCGCATGCGGCGAACCGTTGAACGCGGCATCTTGACGAAAATTCGGTCAGTACTGAAGTTGTACTCCCGCGGACTGTCGAGACTGTCGAAAGCGATGCGCGTTTTCCATTTGCATGCGCGGTCAAGTTCGTGCGCGAACGCTTCGGCGTAGGCTTTGGCGATGCTATTGAAAAGCGCTTTATATCCGATCACTCGATAAAGCGCTTCGCACACGTCGCCGACATCGCGTCCACGGAAACCGTCAACGCCTTCCCCGGCGTCGCTTTCGGGGTCGCCCGTCAGATATTGGGCAAGAGACAGTTCCGCATCATCCACCCCCGTGGCCCATATCGAATCGTAGAAACCGTAAAAACCCGGAATGATAGAGCGCATGGCCTCGACCTTTTTGACTGTTGACCGGCAACGTCGCCGCCAATGCGCTCCCGAGAATTCCAGGAACGCATTAGCTGCGAAAGTCACATATCGCTAAACAGGTCGCGCAAGTCGGAAATTTCGGAAGCGGTAAAAAGGCGATGCATGTTGAAAAGCGCTTTTTTGCAACTTTTCCAGTCCGCGTGTGCTTTCCGCGAATCGGTATCACGGCCCAACTCGCTGCAAAAATCCGGAAATGATTGCTTGCCAAGCGAGCAATCCAGCAGCAGGCAATTCACGACATCGCAAATTTCCGGACTGCTACCCGCAGCGCTACCCATACTGTAATCAACAGTGAAACGTACTTTGTTTCGGACCAAGGTAACGCGCCAATGCGTAGAACCTTCAGCCCATCCGTCGCGCTGTTGGTTTTTTGCCAGACTGTAACGCAGCGTTACGCCCATCGCGTCAAGGATGAATTCGCGATCATCGGACAGCGCATTCCATTGCGAGCCCGTGCCCGGCATGTCGTCATCGTATGCCGGGCAATAGTGGTATTGCAGCACGCACAGTTGCCCATCTTTGCAAAGGCTGTCTGTGTAATCGTTCCACGACTCGGCAAGCGCGGGGCCGTCATTCTTGGGGATGTTGGCGGCGAGTTCCTGCCACTGTGCGAACGCCTGCGAAAGGTTGATATAAGACATGGCGATTCTCTCAGGCAATCGAAACGATGGCGTGACGGGGAAGCGGGAAGCCGTCGGGGATGCCCAACGTTTCGCGGACATAGGCGCGCATCGATTTTTTGGAATCCGCAAGCGCGATGATCGGCGACGTAGCGGAGGAGACGAAAAGATAACGGCGCAAATGCATGACACACCCTTTTTCGCTTCGGCGGAATTGCCGTCAATGCGCCCGCGCGGGCAGGCGCATTAGCTGCAATTACGGCATTTGCTTTGCTCTCAACGTCGCGATCGAAATAGGCCACGACAGCGCTGCGCCGGTGCCGGTCTCCGACCACTGCGCGAGGATCGCGGCGGCCTTCTGCTCGCCGATGTCGTGCCGCATGGTGTTGATAGCGAGGAGTTCATCGGGCGTAACGCCGAAGTCTTCCGGAAATTCGGTGACGCACCAGAGATAAAGAATCGCTTCCAGCTCCGACAGGTCGGCGGAGACGTACTCGCAATTGTGCAACAGCAGATAGAAGGATTCGTCGTCGCACCGCTGGATATAGCAGTCTCCGTCATACACGAAGCCAGACGGCGCGGAGTCGTCGAAAAAGTCGGGGCCGATACGCTCGGCAAGGTCGGCGCACTCTTCGCGGCTGGCGACGAATTCGGCAAGAGTTTTCATGATTGCGGCCCTTAGTGAATGACGGCGTAAACGATCAGCGCCACGGCCACGGCGACCGCAGCGTGACGGACGAAGTCGGCGAGCGTATAGCTCCAAGCCGGCACGGGGCGAATGACGCGGCGCATGCGCAAACGGTCCGCCTGCGTTGCGGCAGTCGGGCGGTTTGCGCGGTCACGGTTGGCGTACATGGTGAAACCCTCTCAGGAAACCGGCAGCAGTGCCGGCGAGCAAATTAGAGCACGTGCCTCGCAGTAGCGCAACTACTCCGCCGACGAACGGTAGCGCCAGGGGCGCGGCCAGCTGAAGGCGCGCGGTCGGGCGGTCACGTCGGCCCGTCGACGCCGCATGAAGGAAGCGCGCGCAGGGTGCGGGCGAGCGCACTACGTACGCGCCAGGGCAAACGCGATCGGGCGTACGCACACGGGAAATAAATGCGGAAAAGCTCCCGCTTCGGAAACCCAGCCCGTTCCAAAATCCGCCTCGCTTTGCAGACCCAGCCGGTTCCAGTCGGAGCGGCACGAACTGTTTCGCTTCGGAAAGTCAGCCGGACCTCAGAGCCGCTTCGCTTCGGAAAGCCAGCCAGACCTTGTCAGCACGAGCCTGCGATTTCCGGCCTAGACCGAGAACGAGGGCTTGACAAGGCACCCCCGTCGCGCAGTAGTATGTTTCTTGCTCGCTTACTTCACCCGAAACAGGAGACCACCATGGCGTCTGCCAGCTCGACCGATACTGCGCCGAAGACCCGTACGATGAGCGCGGAGACGAAGCGCGATTTGGCTCGCCGTCGCAAGGCGAAGCCGAAGAAGGCCGCGTCTGCGGTCCGCGTTCTGTTCCTCCCCGGCTCGCTCAACGATCAGCTGAGCAAGCTGTCGGTCGGCGAGTCGTACGCACGCTGCAAGCGCATCCCGCTCGAAAACGGCAACGTCGCTGCGATCAACGACGAAGCCAAGCGCTACTTCCAAAACCAGAACTCGATCCTGAGCGGCGGCATCGCGAAAGTGCGCGGAGCGCCGGAGCACAAGGACAAGCGCTTCCGCATGGAACGCGGCACCTACATGAACGCCGGCAACGACGCCATGTTCGCTTTCGTGACGATCACTCGTTCGGAGTAAAGCGACATGCGCTACAACCATCGCCAAATCGAAGAAGCGAAAATGTTAGGCCGAAAGCTTTTGGCCTCGAAAAAGTCTTCGGTTCCCCCTTTGTCTTGTTTGCGCAGCGCCACCACCCTGTTCTTCAGCGTGTTGTGGCTGTCGATCCGCATGCGCAGTGTTCGCTACTGGATGCTGTTGCTCGATCGAACCGCCTGCCCGAAGTGCGAAGGGCGCAAGGAACGTCTCATCCACGTGGCACACGATGAATTCGCGCTGTGTCCCTGCCCGACGTGCGGTGCGCTCGGCTGGGTCGACTGGCGCCAGCGCGAGTCGCTGAAGTGGGGCGACGCCTTGAAGCGCTACCGGCTGCGCGTCGGATGTCCCCTTCCGATGGCTTCCGACATCTGGTCCTACCCCGCTGAGGAAATAACCAACATCGAAGAAGGCCTCGTCCCGCTCGACGAGTGGCCGGCCTGGCTGCGGGACATGGCCGACCTCCAGCTCGATCGAGACGCAGCCGGTCACGTCAGCACTACCTGAACCCAACCAAGGACACTGCCGAAATGCCGAAGAAAATCAAAAAGCACCGCGCTGATAACCTCTACTACGTCACGATGAACCTGCTCCGTGGCTGGGGCGCATGCAAGAACTCCATGGCTGCCTTTCGCCGAGTTGCTAACTGGCCGAAAAATGACGAGGTCATTCTGCTCAACCTCAGCCTCGTGTACGAGTTTACTTGCGCTGCTCAAGGACTCGTGTGGGCGGCCAACGTTATGAGAATCAAGAAGAACGTAACTCCGCAGGAGTTCCACGCTTTTCGCGTATCCTATTTCGGCAACAGCGAGCGGAGAGCGAAGACGTTCATGGACCTGCTTGAGCGTCGTGCTATCCGCACCGAACGCTTGTCGCCGCGCGCGTTGCCGCGTCGCAAGAAGTAACCCACCACCGACTCAAGGACACTGCCGAAATGTTTTCGACTTACGAAAAGACTTTCACCAGCGACGCTACCGTTCCGACGCGCATTCACGTCACCGCTGTTGTCGAGGACGCTACATGCAAGATCACCGACATCGTTCCGTGCGGCGGTTTGCTGCTGCCGCCGACCGGCGTGTTCAAAGCTGAGTCGAAGCGCATGCACGCCTGGCTGCGAACCACGTTCATCGGTCAACACGTTGCTTGTTTTAACACGCACAATGGCGTCGTGCCCGGACCTTTTTCGATTCAAGTGAGCGACCGCCGCTTCGCGCCGTTGCGTGCCGTCAATCTGGACTTCAAGCTCACGATCCCGAAGGACGAAAAAACCCAGCAAGCGATCAGCCGCGTCATTTCTGCGCAGATCGAACAGGCGGCCATGCAGCAGGAACGAGACGCGCACAAAAAACTGCGCGGTGCTTTGGGCGACGCTCACGTGCCGCCGCCGTGGGTCGAGAAAAGCCATGGCGTTCAGCCGCCCGAGCCGGGAACCTTCTGGCAAAGCCGAAATGTCGCTTTCATGAGAGTTCTTGTGCTGAGCGTCGAAGAAAAGCGGCACGGAAAGTTTCTGGCTCGCCTCAAGCGCGTCGATGAGAAAGGCAAGAACGATCGCTCCTACGTGGTCGAAGTCAGGCCTAACTGGGGCAAAAAGTGGGAACGGATTTACGACACGGAACAACTCAAGCAGCACTACCGAAATTTCTTGAACAGCGTCGAGTTCAAGGGAACCGAACTTCCGCCGAAGGAAGGCGAGCGCTACTTCTCGATCGTGCTGCCGGCGGTGTACAAGGTGATCGATGTCCGGCAGAAGCTCTACAGCAAGGACTACGCGGTGCTCATGGAGCGCGAAGAAGACGGCCACCGCAGCAAGTTCACCTACCGCGATCACGCTTCATGGTGTGCCACATGGCGGCCGGTCGATGACAACGGCATGGTGTGCTCTGTCGTCGAGATTGCCGCGGACGAGCCGAAAGCCGCCCGCGTCAACCAGCCGTCGGTCTCGTGGAGCTGCCCCGATGCGGACCCGATTCGAGACCTCGAAAGAGCCGACTACCTCGACGACCTCGTGCGCGTCTACGATGAACTGCACCGTCGCGTGCCCGGCTGGAACAACAAGTCGCTGCACGAGCCTGGCCGCACCGAAGCCGACCTCGCGGTGCGTGCGATCCGCGAGATGGCGCGCGACCTTGGCATCGCTCGCAAGAATTTCGAGGCGGAGAGAGCGCTCAAGAACGAATTGCTGAAGGCGAAGAACCATTTCCAAGCGGCGACGCGAGCAACGGAACAACATCGTCAGATGCTCATCCAATCAATCCGCGCTGCGGCAAAAGTCCTCGGCGTTCATGAAAGTCGCGCTGACTTGATTCGGCTTTTCGGCCGGTCCAGCTGCGTGACCTCGCTGTCGGACGAGCAGCTGCTTCAGTTCCACGTCATTTTGTGCGAAAGGCTCCAGAAGCGGCTGTGATGAAGGTTCAGTACGAAGAAATCGGTTTGCCGCAGCAGACGGGCGTCTACGCATGTCGCGTAGACGACCCGTACGGCCGCGGGCTGGTAGTCGACCTCTTCCTCATGTGGTTCAACGGGCGCTGGACGTACCTGAGCAGCGATCAGAACTTCCGGGGTGAGGTACACGGCTGGATCGGCCCGTTGCCGCGTCTGCGCCCTCTGCGAACGAATGTCGAGGCCCCGCCCGAATGAGCGTGCTTCTTGAAGTGTTAGACGACCCCTCGAAAGCGGGCGCCTATCTAGTTGAATTGTGCGAGTACCCGGCGGCAAACCCGGACGCGCGCACCTACCAGGTGTTTCGCTTCGAGGAACCGTCTTGGGTCGAGACCCAAATGCCGTCGCGATCAGCAGCCGTTGTCCACGGCTGGTACGGCCCTCTCGATGCCAAGCAGCTCGAATCACTCGACGATCCGTTCGAGATGGGCTACTACGTCGTGCTGTTGCAGCCGTGGCCGGCGCAAACGCCTTCGTACAAGCGCATGGAAGTGTGCGTCTGGCGCCGCGGAACATGGTACGACAAGTACGGTTTCGCCAAGCAGTACGGCAACGTGTTCGGCTGGATCGGCCCCTTCCCGATGCTGCGAGTCGACCTCCCGTGGCTGCGGCAGCACGAGAAAGAAGAGGCGGAGGATATCGGGCTGTGAGCTTTCGACCCTCCACCGGACGCAAGATCAAGGTCAAGAAGAACCCTAAAACGGTTCGCGACATCATGCGCCGTCATCTGCGCGAGGAAGGAAAAAGAATTTCGGATGTCAGCGCGCCATGGAACATGCACGTCAACAGCGCCTACCGCCGGTTTTACGATAAAAGACCGATGACGCCGCAGATGATAGATTCGTTCATCGAGTTCTTGCACCTGGATCAAGAAGACGCTACAGAGCTTCGGCTCTACGCTGCGATCGAGTGCGGATGGCAACTCGACAACCTCAAGGAGAAACTCGCGTGAAGATCAAGCGCTTCACCCCCATCGACTATTTCGTCATAGCGGTGTGTGCGGTCACGTACCTGGTGTGTGGCCTGCGCATCGCAAGGAGCTTGCTGTGAGAGACCTCAGCATTGACCTCGAAACGCTAAGCCTTTCCTACGACGCTCAGATTCTTTCCATCGGCGCGGTGTTTTTCAGCCCGGAAACAGGAGAGATGCAGCAAGACTTCTACCGCAGCGTGGAGGTAGGCAGTGATCCGCTCGGAGACTTCGACGAAGAGACGATGGCTTGGTGGAAAATGCAAGAGCCCGGTGCTCGTGCTGTGCTGCACGATCCTCTCGCGAGCCCGGCCGGCGTTGTGCTGAGCGATTTCTGCCGGTGGGTCAGCGCTGTATGTTACGACGAAGAATCGGTCGTTCGCCCGTGGGGCAACGGTTCTATTTTCGACATCGTCATTCTCGAAAACGCACTTCGACGTTTCAACCTCAAGGCCCCTTGGAAGTTCTGGAACGTTCGCGATGTTCGCACGGTTGCGGATTTTGCCGGCGTCACTCGCCATGATGTCGAGTTCCAAGGCCCTCCTCACTACGCGCTAGACGATGCGAAGCACCAAGCCAAGATCGTTTGCGTTTCGTACCGCAAAGCTCCCGGGCGGATCAAGCCATGAACTTCAAGCGCGTTCAGCCATACCGGAGTTTGTTCATCGCCGAACTTCACAGCGAGCAAGTGCGACACGACGGCGGCGCGCTTCGGTATCTCGACGGGCCTGACGGAAAAATTGGCGGCGGTATCGGCGTCCACGTCGCGTACTACCTGGTCGATGAATTCGGAGAAGTGCTGCATCCGATCAATGCGTATTTCGTTTCGCCGGTCATCGCTCAAGCCGCCGCTGACATCTTCATCGACACCCCGAAAAAGTTCGAGTCGAGAGTTTCGGCTCTCCTCCGGTACGAAAAAGATTTCACGAAGGAGTTTTGAACTCGATTCGCAGGCGTCGAGACCCAACAGCCTGCACTCAACCACGACCAAGGAACTGCTATGGAACTCGTCGAAAACACGATCAACCGCAAGACCTACGACCTCAACTCGACCGACATCGACAATGCGGTCCGTTTCGCTTTCGCGAACGGCTTTCCGGTGCCGCTGATCGATCCTTCGGATGTCGTCGCCGTAACCCACGGCGAAGAGGGTTTCCGCGTGGGTCATCCGATTCGCGTGATCGTCACCCACGTTTCGCCGGCCGCCAACGGCAGCGATTGATCCACTCGGGCAACGTCGACGCGCTGACTTCGGCGCGTCGACACTGACCAGGTACGTGCGCTATGAGCGACCGAAGCTACATTGCGATGCGCGCAAGCAAAAGAGATTCGCCGCAAGCCTGTTTGTACGCTACCGCTACGCAAGACCCGCTATTCAACGAGAGCTTCCCCATGCCGATGCCGCCTCCGGAAAAACGCACATACGTCAGCGCCGTTACGTATCGCGACTACACCATCGCGACATACAAAGACCCGCTCGAAGAGCCGCTGTACCGAGTGGCCGGGGTTCCGATATTCGTGGTCTACTTCGCGCTCGGTGAATTCGGGGAAGTCATAGCTCCTGTCGACACCTGCTTCTGGTCGCCGTTCCTGGCGATGGCTTTCATCGACCAATACATCGGAATGAAGGAAGAAGAGCGCCAAGCCTACTGGCAGATGAAAGGCCCATGGCGCATGATCCACCAGAACTACAACGCACAACACCAGCTTCCGTTCCTGGTCGACACGCTGCGTAAAGTAGCGGCTCGATCGAGTGATCCCGACGCCGATTTGTATTACGACGGCGTCACCGATTTCGGCAAGAGCATCGCGGGAGAAATCGACGCGGCTCTCGATCGAACTGCTATCACTCCCTACCCGTCAGAAGACGGAAAGACCCCATGGGCCAAACCTGCTGACTTCCAGTATTGAGGACACGCGATGAGCACCACAGAAGCTATCATTTCGATCGTTTTCCAAACCCTGCTTGTTTCGGCGCTCATGCTTCTCCAGCACCGCAAGCACGCGGCGTTCAAGGAGCGAGTTCACGCCTACATCCGCGATGACGGCTTTGTCGAAGGCGAGGCCGGACTCATCATCGATGAAGCGATTCGCGTCTCCGCAGCGCTGAAGATGGACCCGCCGGACGCGCGTACGTTCGCCCATTCATTGATTCGACAGGAGTGCTTCCGTCGAGCTATCGCTCACGAAGAGCTGCATCGAATTTACGTCGAGACTTACGGAGATTTGCCATGAACACTTTCGTGCTGAGAGAAAAGCTGGCGAGCAAGGCTCGCGGCAAACCCATCTACTACAAGATGATGACTCGCATAGGCCCTTGCAATACCGACAACCCGAGCGAAGCGGCACGCTTCGATTCGGAGGAGCAGGCCAGGCAATCGCCCGCCTACTCGCACTGGCTAAGCTCCTACACTGCGGAGCCTGCACCATGAGCCGAAAGAAGTTCGACGACGAAGTTCAAGAGCTGCCAACAGCTCGGCTGTACACCGTCGACGGCGGCGAGCAGATGACCTTCGAGCAGCTGCGCAAGTGCTGCCCGCACGTCACCGAGAAGATGCTGCGGGACCGCCTGTTCCAAGGTGAGCGGAAACTGGCTCGGCTGGGCCGTCCGCCGGATCGAAGAAAAGGTGTTGACAAACCGAAAAGCTGGCGCTAGAGTGGCCGCGCAGTAACGAATTTACTTCGGTTCCCTCCCATCCGCCGGGGTAGATCGAAACTGCTAGGAGCTGCCCCCGCGGCTCCTCCGGTCAAGCGGCTAAGCGCACCCCCTCCCCCTGCCCTAAGTCGCGTAATCCCGGCGTCTGGTGCCACGATACGGCGCCCCTACTTTCTCTGCCGAGAGAACAGATGAACCGAGAAGAAGCAGCACAACTGGCCGAACGGATCAAGAGTGAAGAAAGTCTGTCGCGCACGGTTTCCGCCATGGATCGAATCGTGAAGAGCAGCGCCTACGTGGTCGTTCACGGCAAAGACGAAGAAGGACACGTAGTCAGCGTGAGCTTCAACGTTGACTCGGAATTTCTTTGTGACGCTCGTGAATATCTGTACGTTCGCCACGTGAGCCTTTCCGCTCAAATCGACGCCGCGTTGAAAGGAGAGAAGCTGTGATCGCACCGCCCGTGTCCCGCAAGTTCTATCGGCTCATGTCGAAGCTGAGCCTCTGGTCCGTGTTCGTTTCCGCGCTGAAGCTTTACGCCCGTGTGATACCGCCGAGCCGCGAAATCACGCTGGACGGCGTCGATGGCGGCCCGCGCCGCCCGTACCTGGTGCGCTGGTATCTGATCCCGCGCAACCCGATCTTCAACATCCGCCTGCACCGCTTCCTGCACGGTGACGACGATCGCGCGCTGCACGATCACCCGTGGCGCAGCTGGTCGCTGCTGCTGTCGGGCCGCTACCGCGAGCGTACGAGCGAGTGGATGCTGGATCAGCCTCTCGACAAGTCGAGTACGGGAATCGCAGCGCATAACAGCGAGATGCTTCAGCTATTCAACCCAGCGGACGGCCGAACTTACGTCAACGGCAGCGTGGAGCGGAACAAGGGCAGGTTCCCCGGGCAGCACACTTTCGATTACTTCCAGTGCTTCAGTGCAGGTGATTTCCGTGAGTTGCATCCGGATCACATGCATCTCATCGAACTGTTCGGAAACAACGACGAGGAGTGCTGGACGCTGTTCTTCACCGGCCGCCGCCTCGGACCTTGGGGCTTCGCGTGCGGCGGCGATGAAGGCTGGCGCGATTTCCGCATCTACAGCGCCGACCACCCGACGAAGCCGAACGCCACGCGGGGCTGCGACTGAGATGATCCACGAAGACGGCACCATGGACGTTAACGTCGGCGACAAGACCGAACGTCGCCGCTATTCGATCAACCAAGGCAACACTTCTTTCCGCTACCGCTATCTGGATCGCGTGCAGACGATGTACGCCCCGGAGCTTCAGCCCGGCGAAGACTTCTTCTACACTGCCGACAGCGACGTTCCGGTCGTCGTCAAGGCCCCGATCGATCCGTTCGAGAATTCTGACGGGTTCTCGCCTGCATCGGGCGAGTACCTGTAACCCCATCCCGCGAGGGAATCCTGCTCGCATTGTGCGAGTTGTCGACAACACCTGGAGACCACCATGAGCGACACCACCGAAAACGACACCGCCAAGAAGCCCGCCAAGAAGAAGGCCAAGGCGCCGGCGGCCAAGAAGCCCGCGAACACGAAGAAGCCCGCGAAGAAGACCGAGAAGCCCGCCGTCGAAGCCGCGACGCCCGCGAAGAAGCGCGGCCGTCCCGCCGGCACGAAGAACTCGACCGAAGGCAAGAAGCGGGGCCGCCCCGCGGGCAAGCGTCGCGGTCGCAAGGGCAAGAAGGGCGACAAGCAGATCGCGTACCTGCTGCTGACCAAGGCGGCGGACGGCAAGATGACGGCCGGCGCCCTGAACGGCCCGTTCGCGTCCGAGAAGGACGCCCTCGACGACGCCAGCCTCATGAGCGACGAGAAGGCCGAGACCACCGTCGTCCTGTTCCGCGAGACCAAGCGCGGCACCGTGCAGCGCCAGACCAAGTTCGTCGTCGGCCGCTGACCGCGGCTACGCAACCTCCGACGGCGGCCTGGCTAATCACAGCAGGCCGCTTTTATTTTTCCTGAAAAAAAGGGCCTCATCATGCACAGAACTTCCAATGGCTCCCGCCGCCTCTCCGTCGCATCTGCCCTCGTTTCGGTTCTCGGTCGCGTTTTCCGCACCTACCGTTCCGAGGCGAATCGCGAGCTGAGCGATCATCGAAAGCGCATGCTGGCGATCGACGAGAAGCGGGCCTTCGACCTTCAGCAGCGCGACCTCGCGGCCGAGAAGCGCAAGAACAAGACCCGGCAGGGCGTGCTGCGGCTGCGCGATCACGGCAGCGTGCAGGAAAAGCTGCGCAAGGCGATCGGCGGCAAGTCGATGCGCCGCATCCTGAAGCGCGAGCGGCGGCTCGCACGCGAGACCCCGGACGCTCTCGTCGTCGAAGGCCGCATGGGCTTTTCGGCGCCCGTCAAGCCGCTCCAGCGGGGCGTGGACTTCGCCCTGATCGCCGGGCATCGTCGCGGAACGGGCCTGACCCTCGTGCTGAGCGATCGGGTCCAGGACTTCAAGGTCAGCTACGACGTGTCGGCGGCCAACGAGCTGTTCGCGTTCAACTGCTGAGGAGCAGAGCCATGAACGAATCTCATTCGACGTTCGACGACGTGGAAACACTCAACCAGCGTGTACAGCGTACGACGGAAGCCGCCCGGGCATACGCCGCTTTCACGGTGACGACGGCCCGCTACCCCACGGAAATCCAGCAGCTCGCAGGCAACGTGACGGCGGCGATCCTCTACACGTCGATCGGCATCGGCAACGAAGTCGGCGAGCTGGCGGAGCTGTTTACGCCCACTCATCTGCTGACGCACGACAAAGACAGGTTCGCAGAGGCGTGGAAGGAACTCGGCGACGTGCAGTGGTACGTGGCTCGCATGTGCGCCGAGAGCGATCGTCTTCCCCGATTCGATCTTATGGTCATGCGTGCAATGCAACGCTTGCGCGACGGCCTTCACTGGGCGAACCCTCGTCTCACCGGCCGCGATTTGTCGATACTGCTGTGCATTCAGTCCGGTCGCGTGCTCGGCGTCGTCAAGAAGATGATGCGCGATGGTGCGACGTGGGACGACAACAAGGTCGCCAGCAAGACCGCCGAGCTGACCGAAGCGTTGCAGGAAATCGTCAACCTTTCGGCTGAATACGCGGAAGAAAGCGGGGCGCGGCTGGACTTCCAGGGCGGCTACTCCGCGCTGCTGGAAAGCAACCGCGACAAGCTTTCCGGTCGGCTCGAACGCGGTACGCTCCAAGGCGACGGAGATGTGCGATGAAGACGAAGGCGTACTTCATCGGCGGTATCGCGGACGGCATGGTTCGCGAGTTCGAGGGCCTGCCGCCGGAACGCATGCAGGCTTCCAGCGACCAGCTTCCTCTCCTGGCTTCGACGCCGGGAGAGCCAGCGGCGCGCATGATCTACAGCCGCAACGACTTGACCGGAGGCACGGTGATCTACGTGCCCGCCGGCACGCTGTTGCACGATGCGTTCGTGGCCGTGCTCGACACCTACGCGGACCTCGCGAGGCTGGCGCGCGAGCAGAACGGAGGGCCGCCGGCATGATCTTCTGGGCGCTTATCGGTCTCGGTGCGTTCTTGCTGTTTCGAGGTATCGCCCGGGCTGAGTACGACCTCGTCAAGGAGCTGGTCGGCGAGCGGCAGAGCACTATTTGCCTAGTCTCGACTGTGCTGGCGGCGATCGGCTTCCTGCTGCTTATCGTCAATGTTCTGCTCTTCGCCTGGAGATATCTGCCGTGAGCTACGAGCACTTGACCATCATGCTGTCGCTCCCGCGCAGCCGCAGTGCGTGGATGGCCGAGTTTCTTCGACCGCTGTGCGCGGCGACACTGCACAACCCGCTTCAGCAGTGCGATAGCGTCGAAGAGCTGGGCCGGAAAATCGACGCGCTCCCGGAGGGGCGCGTCTTCGTTTCCGACGTTGCCGCGATGTTCTTTTTCAGCCGGCTGCTGACGCGCTTTCCCGGCGCGCGTTACTTAGTTGTTCACCGGGCAGCGTGCGAAGTCGAACGCTCAATGCGCAACATCGGCATTTCTCCTCCGATCAACATCCGCAAAGCCGAAAAGCAGCTTCTCGAAATCGCTAACCACATTCGCCCGAGCCCGTGGTCGATGACGGGAACGTTCTTCGAGTTGCACTCCCCGCAGATTCTCGCGGCCATTGCGGCTTTCAGCTCGGGAAGGGCCGTGGAGCCGGCGTACCTTCGACGCATGATGCAGACCAACATCCAGGTTTCCATTCAAGACCAGGTCGCACGGACCGATATCGCCAAGCAGAGGATGCTCTTCAGTCAAGCGCGCATTCTTCAGTAGGAGGTCAGCGTGAGAGTCATCGACAGCTTTAGCGGGCAGCACCGTTTTCTCTCGAATTTCTGGTTCTGCACCGTGATCTACGAAGGGCACTCCTGCCGCACGGTGGAGCACGCTTTCCAGGCGGCCAAGACCTTCGACGAGGAAGACCGCCGCAAGATTCGCAACGAGGCCGGGCCGGCTGGCGCGAAGCGGCGCGGCAAGACCGTCGATCTTCGGCCGGACTGGGAAGCGGTCAAGGTCGACATCATGCGCGGCCTGCTGCGCCAGAAGTTCGGCACGGAGCCGCTGCGCTCGAAGCTGTTGATGACCGGCAAGGCGAAGCTAGTCGAAGGAAATTGGTGGGGCGATCGTTTCTGGGGCGTGTGCGAAGGGAAAGGCGAAAACCATCTCGGTCGCCTGCTCATGGAAATCCGCGAAGAACTGCAAAAAGCCAAGGGGACAACGTGATGTACGGCGGCTGGCGGTGTGTCGAAGAGTCGTGCAAATGGCATTTACCATGGTGGAGTCAGCTCGTGTTGCTGATTATCATCATCGTAGCTGCCTATTTACTGAAACCAAGGCCTAAGAAATGAAAACTTACACCGGATTAAAAGGGTGGCATCTTGCGATTAACGATGACGGTACGGTCGCTGCAATAGATACAAAAGGCCGCGTAGGAGGCGACATTGAAATCAAGCCGGCAGGTAGGTTGGAGCAAAGGCTACTTCACTTACTCGTCCAGGACATAGTAAAACAAGTCAACGATTTTCCGTACGCAGAAGAAATGACCAACGGAGAGTGCGCTGACATACTGCAAGCTTTTCTCAACGCGGCAAAGGAAAACGCTGCGCCAATTTTACTGGCAGCTACACTTCAGGCAGTAGAAAGGGCAGTCCGCGTTCTAGCAAACCCTCCTCGCGAACCTTTTATTTGCGAGTGTAAGCGGTCTCAGAAAAGAGAATAATCTAAGTGAACCGCCGCAAGAACATCGCTGTTTTTTTGTGCAATCTCACGTTAAACGCCGCTCGGCCGTGGCTGGAAAACGGCTACGCTGTCGTCCTCGTGGATCCACAACACCCTGAAGGCGTGCGTAGCAAAGGAAAGGTAGTCACAGTCGGCTCTACGATAGACGGCAGCTTCACGTACTTAGGGAAAATCATACGGTCCAATCGAATTGGATTCGTTGCAGGTTTTCCTCCGTGTACCGACGTTGCCTTAAGCGGAACCCGATGGTGGGCAGCTAAACGAGAAAGCGATCCATATTTTCAAGCTCGGGCAGCAATGGTAGCAGAGCAGTGCAGAACCATTGGCGCTATTGCAGGGTGCCCGTGGTTTTTCGAGAATCCGAAAAGCGCGTTTAGTCGAATGTTCGGCGAGCCGCAGCACAAGTTCAATCCGTACGACTACACCGCTTACTGCAAACGCGACAACTACAAAAAAGAAACATGGCTGTGGAGCGGAGGCGGGTTTGTAATGCCGCCGCCGAACAGAGATTTTTCGCTAGGCCCTCCGGACGATAGAATACACAAAGCGCCGCCGACTAAAGACCCTGCGGTACGAGCGAACTTCAGAAGCGCTACGCCGATAGGTTTCTCTAAAGCGGTATGTCTTTTCAACTGTGACCTGGAACTGCCGAAATGAGCTTGGAACAATATCGCGAAATCACGTTCAAGAAGAAAACGCTTTTGCAGATTGATCGCATAAACGCGATCATCGAAGAGTACTTGGACGCCGGCTACACGCTCACGGTCCGCCAGCTCTACTACCAGCTCGTCGCTCGCGACATCATTCCGAACAACGAGAAGTCGTACAAGCAGACCACGAGCATCGTCAATGACGCCCGAATTGCAGGCCTGATCGACTGGGACGCGATCGAAGATCGCACGCGCTCGTTCGAGCAGCGAAGCCGGTGGACGTGCCCGCAGGACATCTTGCGTGCGAGCGCCGAGCAATACCATACCGACCCTTGGGAAACCCAAGGCTCCCGCGTGTTCTTGGTTGTCGAAAAGGAAGCTCTCGTCGGCGTGTTCCAGCGCGTGTGCCGTGAGTACGACGTTCCGCTGCTGGCCGCACGCGGATACCCGAGCGCATCCGTAGTCCGCGAATTCGCTCAGAAGGAAATCGAGTTCAACAATGGCTCGAAAGATGTCGTCGTGCTGCATTTCGGCGATCACGACCCCAGCGGCATCGACATGACGCGAGACCTCCGGGAGCGCTTCGAGATGTTCGGCTTGGGCGGCGACTTCACGCTCAAGCGCATGGCGCTGAACATCGACCAAGTCGAGGAGCTGAAGCCGCCGCCGAATCCGGCCAAGACCACGGACGCTCGCTTCGTCAACTACCGCAAGCGTTTCGGGCCTTCGAGCTGGGAACTCGATGCGCTGCCGCCCCAGGTGCTGAGCGACATGGCGCGCGACGAAATTCTCGCGCATATCGAACCGAAGAGCTGGGAGAAGTGGAAGAAAGGCGTCGACGCGGCGCGGAAGAAAATGCTCAAGTTCGCCGAGCAGTTCGAGGCTTGACGGCCGCTGGCAATCGCAGTAAGGTAGAGCCTCGTCGAAGCGTACGTGCCCTTCCAGCCGGATCAACCTCGTCGCGATGACGCGGACACCGGAACAACAGAACCGCCGCCTCGACCTCACGCCCCCGCGCAGAAATGCCGGGGGCGTTTTCATTTCTGGTCAAGACCAACTTCGTCTTGACTAAGTTCGTCTTGACGCAAAAAGAAACCCCGGAGGGTCTCTCCGGGGTTCCTCGTCCTTGCCGGGCGGCGGGCTTGCGTCCGCGGACCGTTTCTCTCTGCCGAGTGCCGATGCAACGCGAAGTGTGTCACCAGCGAGTCGACTATACCTAGGCTCCTAGCGGCTGTCAACTACTGCCGGATACGGCCCTTCGCTTCGTGCGCGTCCAGGCAGTCGTGTTCGGTCTTGCGGTAGCCCTCACTGACGCGCACCACGTTGAGGAGGTCGAGGATGTAGGTCACGGTCCGTTCGCTCAGCCGCGCCTCTCCTGTGCGTTGTCCGGGCCGCGGCGGGTTCCACTCGATCCATTCGTCCGCGGCGGGCTCCACAGGCACGGCAGGAGCGGCCGGCTGCCGGCAGTCAACGAGCGGCGGCTCGGGCTTCAGCTGCGGCAGCTCGCGCTTCACTGATCCGGCTCTGCACCCGCTCATCGAGAGGATGCACGCAAGAGCCAACAGCAATAGGCGCGGTGACGGGCGGGTTCTTGTAGACGACATGGACAATCTCCTTCGATTGTTGGTTGGATGCTTCGGCTTCGGTCGCGACCTTCGCGCCGGCTTCGTCGGACCGCTTACCGATTTCCGAGCCGATCTTGTTGCTGTCGATGTTCTTGTTGCCCTGCTCCACGTTCGCCGCGTTGGTGTCGTCGAGGCGCTGCGCCTGGCAGTCCTTGACTCCCTGCCGGTAGTAGTAGCTCGAAAAGCCGTACCAGCACCAGGCGACAATGAAAGCGGTGAAGAAAATTCGGCCGATCCTTGTGCCGAAAAGCCACGTGAGAAAAGCGGTCATGTTTCCTCCTACGGTGTTTCGGCCAGGATTGCTTCCGACTCGCGGCGAGCCGATAGGCCGCGTTCGTTTACGGTGCCGCGCCACAAGCGCTTCATGCCGCGAATCTCCGATGCGATGCACGAGTAGTCCTGGTTCGGGATGCACACGTCGCGGATATTGCGCATTTCACGCCGAGAGTCGCCCGTCATCGCGGCTCCGCGGTTGTAGACCAGCGAAACGAGCGCGGCACAAGCATTGGGCCTCAAGTCCTCGAACTTGGCGCGAAAGGCGCGATCGGTTCGACGCTCGTATTCGATCAGGCTCCGATTCTCGAAAACCCGGCTTGCATGATCGAAAGCCGTGGGGATATCGAGATAGCGGGTCAAGACCGCCTGAGCATTACGGCCCGTGATGCCCGCCGTGGTCGCCAGACGATCGACCGCACCGTGATCCCGCCAGTCGTCTGCGATCACGGTGCGTGTCTGGTGCCCGCCGTCGTAGCCGATTCCCCAGGTGATACCGGACGCTCCGCCCGGCCACACGGGGCGCTCCAGGTGCTTGCGGTAGTACGCCGGACCTGTGACTTCCCAGCGCAGGATGAGCGCCGCTGCTGCGCGCCGGCAGACGGCGTCCCGAGGCTCCGGAAGCGGCTGCTCTGGCAGCTCCGCGGCAAGGGCCGCCTGCGCCTCCAGAAGCGGTTCCGCGGCAACAGCCGACGCCGCCTTGACCGCTTCCGGGAGCGGCTGTTCCGCCACGGTACGGTTGACAACGGGTGGCGGCGCGCTGGCGGGGAGGCCTGCCGGTGCGGCCGGCAGAACCGTGCTGTCGACCTTCGGGACCGGCGCCCAGCACGAAGCTGTCGTTACGGCCACGGCCAGAAGCAACGCGAGACGGGCGTTCATCGCGTGTACCAATACGTCGCGAAGCCGAGCGCCGCGATCCACTCGACGCGATCCCGAACCACGATCCAGTACGCCATCCAGTTGCCGCCGCGCATCGAGTTGAACAGGTCCAGCTCCGTCTTGTCGTGCAAATCGAACCACGGCCACTTCTTGATCCACCATGCCGTGAAAATGATGAGCGTGGCGCGCACACCGTTGAGCGCATAGCCGAACACGTCTCCGAATCCTTCGACTCCGATCCGCGAGTCCACCGACTTCAGCACGACATAGCTACCGACGAGAAACGCCAGCATCACCGGGAGCTGGAAAAAGATCACCTGGTTGCGCCGCCAGAACTCCCAGGCGCGACGACGAAACGACATTTCACTTTCCGGATTGGCCGGACGATTCTTGGCTTCCACTGGAAGTCTCCTTTCTGGTCTGAGGGTTGTACGTTTCTTCGGGAATCCGACCTCCGCGTGCAAGATAAAGTTCAAGGTCGGAAACTCTTTTAATCAAATCCATTTGCCGATTTTCTGCTTTGTCCATGTCTTTCGACACATCCTGCGTATCTTCCTTGACCGTATCGAATCGATAATTGATAGTCCAAAGGAAGCCGGCAATAATAACTCCGCCTAGCGCACCGATTGCTGCACTGTATCCCGCATATTTTATTACGACTTCACGAACGTTACGAATTTCGGCATTGAGGTCGGCTTTCGTTTTTTCGTTGTCGGCTTCGTGCTGCGTTCTCCATGCGTCACGGTTGGCTTCGTACTGCCGCCAACGTACGGTGTTGCGTTCTTCGTAATCGTCGAACCAATCTTCGAGCCTCGAATTCATTTCAGACAAAGAGCGCTTTATATCTTCTACCGCCCGCTCGTTGCTGTCGTGAGAAAAACGCAGCTCCGCTAATTCGGTGAGCTTCTGGCCGAAACCACGAATTTCGACCTGCATGCTGTTGAGCGTGTTGGTCACGTTCTCCATGCCGGTAGACACACGCTGCGCAAGCAGCTGGTGCTGTCCTTCCATTCGCTCCAGCCGCACGGCTTGTTGAGCGGCGTCGAGCAGCCCTCCGAGCTGGTCGGTGGCGCGTCGTGATCTGTTCTCGGGGGGCTGACCGGAATTCATCGTCGGGGCGCTCTCGCTGCTTCTGAAAGGGTGTACTAGCTGAGCCGGACCAGGACCACTACGCCGTCGCCGCCGTTGCTCGCATCCGATGCGGAAACAGTGCCGACAGCGTTGCCGTAAAGGCCAAGGCCGACCCCGAGGACGAAGTCGGGCTTCTGGGTCGGCGACTCTCCGTTGACCGGGTTGCGATACGACGCGGCGTTGCTGACGGACGGATCGACGTAGCCACTTCCGCCGGCTCCCGGGAGGCCGTCGCCGCCCGGTGCGCCACCGCCATAATACCCGCCACCGCCGCCGCCGTCGTCCCTGCTGGTCGAGACCGTCCGATTGCCGCCGTCCGCGTTGCCGCCTTGGTAGGCGCTACCGGCGTACCCGCTGCCGCCGCCTGACCCCCCGGCCGTCTGGGAGCCGCCGGTAGCCCCGCCCGCGCTGTCTCCGCCCGTGAGCCCGCCGCCGTTGCCGCCGGAGAGGCTGTAGCCAGACGCGCCGCCACCGCCGCCTGCCAGCAGCAGGGGGCTGCCGTCGTCCAGGAAGACGCCGGAGTAGCCGCCACCGCCGCCGCACCAGGTATCCCCGAAAGCGCCGCTGCCACCGCCCGGCCAGCCGCCTAGGCCGCCGGCCTGCGGGCTGGTGTACTTGCCGCCCTTGCCGCCGCCGCCCACGCGAATCCGAAGCACCTGGCCGGGGGTAACGGAGATGTCGCCCACGGTGTAGCCGCCCGCACCGGACTTGAGCCCCGTCGCGTAGACGCCGCCGCCGCCCGCAGCTCCGACGACGTGAGCGCGGATCAACGAGACCCCCGCAGGCACTTCGTACGTGACTTCGGAGCCTGTCGCGGTGAAGGATTGCAGCAGGGTCTCTCCGCCCGCGCTGGCGTTGATCGCGTCTATCTGCCCTTGCAACTTAGCGAGCATCGTCCGCAGCGAATCGCCGGGCGCGATCGGCGCATCTTCGATGGTGCCAAGGCTGCTCATCGCCGTGTCGAAATCGATTCCCGGAGGGCCGCGAAGGTCTTCCAGCGAAATGAGGCTGGACCACTCTACGCCGTCGCTGCTGTACTGCACGAAGCCGCTGTCGATACGCATGGAGAGCGAACTGCTTGCGCTGAAATAGGGCAAGTCGTTCCACCGAGAATCACCATTACCGATTTTCATCTTGACGTAGGTGAACGGTATGTCTCTCTCGAAGCCGATTTCTCCGTCACTCAAGACCGGATTTCGGGCAGTCCAATTAGCGGCGGTGTCTCTGCGCTGCCACATGCGCTGCGCAATAATTACGTTGCTCATTACGCTCCGCCTCCGTCTAGGATGTACGAGGGTTCGTCTACGATGATTTCGTTGGCTGTCGCGCCGGTTGCAGCGGTGTACGAGAACAACCCCGTCAGCTTTGTCCAGCTTCCGTACCCGTCTCGCACAGCCTCTATTTCAATCCTCATGCTGCCAGAAGAAGCCAGGCGAACTACCGCGGAGGAAACGCTTCCGGAGATACCGAGCCGCGCAATCAACAGCGTGTTCGAGCTGTTGTAGACCCGAATGCTGTATGTGGTTCCGGGCTCGATCGTACGAGACACCGCTGAACGAGGCGGAACATCTTCGTCCATGCGGTTGCGATGCGCCCATGTGACGTTCATGTCGTCACTATAGGCCGCGCTTGAACCGACCGTAGCGTCGTTTATCCTCAAACGGCTCGGAGGTAAAGGACGCAGCGCACGGGCGTTTGTCGCTTCGCTCGCCAGCGTGACCAGCGCGATATCAACCGTGTCGTTAATGCTTTTCGGAACCAACTTGGCGTACACCGTCACGTCTGCGGCGTACCCTTCTTCGTTGGTAGTGCCGGCTCCGTCCGATATGAAATACACGCGCGCTCCTACAGCGTGGTCTTCCGGCTGCGTGTCGAGAACGCCGCGAAATGTCCCCGTGACGGTGTGAGTGCCGTCTTCGTTATCAACCAACGCCTGCCAGGCAATGATTTCGTTGCCGATCACCAGAAGGTTTTCGCCGTTCTCTCGGGCGTTTGTGGATTCGTCTTCCACGATATCGTCGACGCCCACGAGCGCGGTGATCGTGAATCCGGCAGTGTCGACTTCGGGTCCGGTACGGGACAGCGACGACACCAGCGTTCCGGACGGCGTCAGCGTGTCTACGGAATTCGTCAGGAGGAGAAGATCGCCTCCGGTCGTGTCGGACCACACGTCGTACGCAGTTGTGGACTGGGTTGGAGCAACCGCCATGGTCATTACGAATCGACGGCTCTTGTCGTCGGCTCCGAAAGCAGGCGCCTCCCACAAGCGGCGTTGCGTGAAGGGGATGACCGGACCGACCGGAGGCACCCATTCCCCGGACCCCGGCGGCAAATACGCCACCGCGTTTACAGCGAATATGTCTTCCATAGCGGTGATCTTCACGGAAGGGTCGTCCAGCGTTCCGTAGCTGATTTCGATTACCCGCATTAGCACGTTTGCCAATCCGAGGTTTGGCTTTCTCAGCCAGAACGCCGAGCCGGGCCGCAGCTTGTATCCGATTCGATTTAGCGACATCTTCGCAGACACCAGCGGCGAAGATTTCATTTTCGATATCCGCGCAGCCGTGTTCATGGCGGCCGTCGAGTTGCTGAAACCGAGATAATCGAACTCTTCCGGGTCTACCGTTCCGCCTCGAACGTCGATGTTCGCAAGCTCTTGGTACGTGACCGGCTTCGTGCTGAAAGTAGCTCGGTCAGTGTACTTTACGATGATCGTGTTTTTCGTCAGTTCCCAAGAGGATCGCGAATAGTCGAAAGTATCTTTTTCGATGCAAGAATCGTCGACGACAAGAAGGTACTCCTGCTCGTCTTCAGGAATTTCGCGAGCCAGCGTCATCGTGTACAGGCCCGTGATCGGGTCGGCGTAAACGATGCCGTCCGCGTGACGAAGCATTTCCGCGACCAAGTCTTTTCCGCTCAAGGCCGTCTGAATCAGCATGGAAATGCCGATCGATTCTTCGGCCAAGATGTTTCCGCAGTCCCGGAAAGAATCGATGTCGATTTTGTCCTCGGGAATCTTCATGCCCCACATCTTGTTCGTCATCACTTCGTACACAGCGCAAGCGATGTTCGAGTCGCCGTTGACGTTGTGCCTTCCTCCGGTGAGACCGAGTTGGTTGGGGCAACGCCTCGCAATGACCGAGATAGGAGGCGGGGTGTCGCTGTTGCCCAGATAGCACTGCTCCAGGACCATATAGAACAAGGGACGGAACGCCGACATATCCGGCTCCGACCACTTGTGGCCCAGGTACAGGTTAGGCGGTTGCTCGAACGACCCCCGGTACATCCTGCACTGCCCGACGACGCCGTTCGGGGGGTCGCCGTTGTCGAGAATCTTCGGGCCGTACAGCCAAAAGCTGCATACGTCGCCGACGAAGTCGCGAGACGACGGCGGACCTGCGATCCAGTTCGTCTTGTACACCAGCCCCGCCGCAGCCGATGCGAAGCCGCCGCCCGGAGGGATGTAGAAAACAGACTGAACCAGACTGATTTTCTTGTCGTCGACTCGAATTTCCAGAAACTCGTCGATCGGACCATACGAAAAAATAAGCTGCGCGCCAAGGTAGTAGTTGTAACCCTGAACGATCTTCTTGGAAGAGAACCAGCCGGTCTTGACCTTCTTCTTCAGAGTGACGACCTTCAGGTCTCCAAACCACGTAACGTTAGGGCCTTCGTGCTTGCAGGTGCCGAAGAAAACCGGAATGACGCGAGAAGCGTCCACGGTGGGGAACGAGAAGTCGCCTACCGCTGACGGCTTCGGGTCATTGAATTTCGGCTTCGGCCGGAGAAGCTCGCCGATGACCGCCATGACGAGCGCAACGATTATGGATACCCAGACCATTAGGTTAGCCCCTGCTGGAAGACGTTGTATTCGGGAAAATGATCGAAGCCGACGTAATTCAACTTGTTGTCGAATTTGATCGAGCATATTTCTTTCGTTCTAGCGCAACCTGCAAAAACCTCAAGACTCAGCAGAGTTTCAGAAGAGCCGAACGGGTACACTACGGTTATCGTTCCTGCTACGGAGTCGTGCGCCACGATGAACCTCTGCTCTCCGGTATCGGGGTTGTACGCAAACCCGTTGGTATACCATCCGAGGTCGTCATCGGTATCTCCTGGCTTGGACGAAAACTCAGACGAGTGGATTGTTACGCCGGAAACACCCGACACCAAGGCGATGTTTTTCCACAGCTGCTTGTCGACGCCGCAGCCAATTTGGTAAAGCGCCCAGATGCAACCTACCTTGAAGACCGCCCACGGTACGGTCTGCGACATGTTGTCGAGAATCTGTGAGCACTCGAACGTAGCTTCTCCGCCCTTTTGACTGAAGCTGGTGATGAAGCCGGTAAACGCCTGAACGATTTCAGACGCCGGGTCGTTGCGTTGATATGCGAAGATAGTCAGCTTCACGGGGCGAGGAGGCAGGTACGGAACATGCGCTACCGCCACGGCGTTGTCGAAAGGCACCGTGACTTGAAGCGTTTCGACATTTGAGTCGCCGGCAGTTTGCTTCAGCTCACCGCGCTTTATCGCTTCTGGCTTGTACTCGATGCCGCTCAGAACACGAGGACGAGCATCTGTCGTGTACGCCCACCGATACCGGCCGTCGTCGCTCTCGAAAAGGTACATCTCGACGCGAGAGCCAAGCTCTCTGTCTGTTTCAAATTGGACTAGACTCATTTCAGTCCTCGGTGGTTTTGGCTTGGAGAGTGACTTCGGAAGTAGCAACCGAATCTGCGAGATAGCGGATAGTAGTAGACGGCGACTGGAGACGATAAAGCGTCAAGAAGCTTATCCTCGCCACGTCTTCCGGGTGAACCTCTTGGCCCAGTGCGGAATCGAGTTCCAGTCGTGTGAACTCAGAAAAATCGCTGGTAGACTGAACGCGCCTGCAAAAATACGAGCCGTCTTCGAGAAGAATCAAAATGTCTCGACGCGCAGGATGAGCGCCGGCCAGATTGCCGTACTCGTTTTTCCTGACAGTGAGAATGTTCTCGTTGTCCAAGATAGGCGCTGCCATGATGAAATCTTCTGTGCCGCTCGGCATGTAGACCGATCGAGCAACACCCTGCCGGCGGCCCAAGAAAAGCCTGAAGTCAAAAATCTCCGCTTTGTCGTAGAAATTCCATGCATGCTTTCTCGACATGCGAGAAAAACCAGAACTCGTGAACGAGTAAATTTTACCCGTATTCAAGTCGACTTTTCTCGCGTCCGAAACGAAAGAAATCGGCATAGCCGAAATCCAGTTTGTTCCGCTGAGGTAAAGCTCTTTCCCTCTGTACTCCAGCGGAGGATCGCTGCTGGGCGCGTTTGCAGGAGTCACGCTCGGCTCAAAATCGAAAGCGACAGAAGCCCGACCGATCGTAGATGTTTCGCGGGTGTCGCTCATCTCTTCATTCAGAAGGCCGATGAAGCATGGATATAGCCTAGACCCTTCCGGCCAGTAGCGGTCCACCGCCGCGGTCAAGGTCACTGAATCGCTAGACACGAACTCAACTTCACGTATTTCGTTGATTTCGTCGTCGTAATACAAACACACCAGAGAGCCGACCTCGATCGACATTCCGAAAGTGTCTACAGAGATGACAGCGTCTCCCGGAGCCAGCGCTTCATCGATTCTCTGCTCTTCGCCCCAATGCGGAACGCCGAAAAACCTTGCATGCCAGGCGAACAGGAGGTTCTCGAACTTCTGCGCTTGCATGGAGCTGCGAAGGTTAACGCTGAATTCCAGACTTCGCCGCGGAACTTCTCCCGACTCGCTTCCGGTTTGCTCGCTTCCATCTTCGGACAAGATCGACCACGATCGAGCAGTGATGGTTTCGTCCATGGCTGAAGACCAATTCGGCGAAAAAGGAAACAGCACCACTCTTCTTCCGAGAATAGACACGTCGTAGTCGACTCCGTTCACGACAAAGCGAACGAAGCTGTCGATGTTCGGAGGCCCGCTCGTTTCGATGCGAACTACGAAATCAAGCTCGCGCAGAGCTTTCATTTCGTACGGAGCGGAAACGCCGGAAGGAGCGCTCAGGTATATTCCTCCTTGCGGCCCCAAGGAAAAAGATTCTAGAGTCTTTTCCTCCAGGTAAGCATTCCACACGATCACATGCTTCTGTTGCGACGACACCAGGTTTCCCACGTTCAATGCGCTAGGAACGACGTAGATTCGGTTGTAGAAGTCACCGAAAAAGCTGGTGGACAGTGCGCCCGAATCGATATGGCTGCGAGCCTCCGTTGGCGTGTACCATTGGGCGTACCTTGCTTCTTCGCCTTTAGTCGCGACGTATGCGTCGAAATGCGTGACCGCTTCTTCGTTTTTATTCAGGTCTTCGCTGAGCGATGCGTTGTCGTCGCCTCGCTTGACCGAAGAACCGAATTGACCCTGTATGGCTGCCATGGTTACGGCCCTGTGTATCGAACGGCAAAAGCGAAAGTTCCGGTGTGGTTTGCTCCGACAGGCCACTGCGAAGCGTTTCGAGCTTCTACGTTTTTCCTGTAGAACGGATACACCTTCCACTTGTCTTCGCCGTACACGATGATTTCGCCAAGCGCATGGTTGTCGTTTCGGCACAGCCTCGCATTAGCCATGTCGGCGACTATCGTTTGGCCTTTCGACGAACGCCGCTGAACGACGAGGAGCGGGAGCAGTACCGTGTTCTGGTTGAACTCGGACGGCAAGCATTGCAGCAAAGCCGCCATCACGTCGCCGCTACTCACCAGCGTTCCTTCGTCGACGTAGACGCGCTTCCACCCCGTCGAATCGAGGCCAGTGTGTATGAAAGAACACCCGATGGCTTGCGTGTAAGCCTCGAAGAAAAGGCCGCACCCCATGCCTTGATAGCCCCAGCCCGCGCTGCTCTGGGTGTTGTTGCCGTAAACGAGATGGTCTTGCGCCGACGCAGCCGCTTCCGGGAACGAGCCAGAAAACCAAGCGCCTGTACCGCCGACTTGTTGCACGCTCGTAACGCCGAACGACAACTGCTGAACTCGGTCAGCGTTATACGAAACAACAAGAAACACTTCGTCCGGATTTTCGTTGACGTGCAGATCGTACGCTGCCGGAAAATTAATCGGCGCTCCGGTGAAATTCAAAATCTTAACGCCGTTCGGCGCAGCTCCAGGCAGAACGTCAGAGCCCGTGCCTGTACCGGCTTGCAGAAGCAACTGAGCGGTCGAACTGACCAGGCGGAAGTAAGCGCCGCTTTTCGTCAGTACCCCATCGCCGTTTAGCGTCCAGCCGTTGAGCTGCAAAGCCGTATGCACCGAATCTTTCAGGGAAGTGAAAGTCGAGAAATTGCCGGTGTAGAAAGCCATATTATTTCATCTCCAAGGCAACGAAGCTGCGCCAGTCGTTTCGGTTCACGTCTTGCAGGACGACGAAAGCTCTGCCGCCAGCGGCCAGGATCGCATCCACGTGGGCTGTTATGCTCAAGCCGGTGGGGTCAACGACCGTACCTCCGACTTGCAAGACATTTTCAACGCCGTTGTTGAATCCGGAAATCGCGTAGACCCCGTCCAGTTCTCCGTACAGGTTCCCCCGGAAAACGCTCGTCGACGGATTCGACAAGCTGTACAGGATGATCGGCTGCGGCTGGTAGTTCGTTCCGGCCGGAACCAGCGTCCGAGTCGTGTCGGCAGCACTTGCGTAATTGAAGTTCGCAAGAGCGTTAGCTCCGTACGTGCTATCCAGGCCCGCCGCGCCGTTATAGAACGGAAAGTTCGACGTTCTGATCCACGCGCCGGACTGATCGCGCAACCACAAAAGAGAAGGCCGGTTCGTGCCTCCGTTACTGCCGGACTCTCTGCCGTGGTAAGGAAATCCGTAGTCGTTATCGCTGAAGCGTTTTGCGGCAGCTCCGTCGAACATGCCGCCGCAAACCAGAGGGGAGGGAAACTCACCGGGGCGCGAATAAGGGAACATCTTGCCCGAATAGAAGTGAGTGTAGACCGGAGTGCCAACCTTCATGCCTCCCGCGATCCGCTGCGCGTTTGCGGTGAAGAAATACGTCACCGAATTGTTGTGACAGGGAACTCCGCTGAGTTTGGCTCCCGGTTGTGTATCGAAAGAATTGCCAGGGACGTAGCCTGTGAAGGCTCCGACCAGAAGGTTGTAGTAGTCGCCGCTGACGCTGCTGTAGGTGCGGAAACCGATGTATATGTCTTCGGTCCCCGACAAACCTGACGAGTTCAAGATCAACTCTCGAACGGCTCCCGTGCTGACGTACCGAAGCGTTGTCCAGCCGTTGCTTTCAGCGAGCGTTTTGATCGCGGCCAGCACCTTGTAGTGCGCCTCGTCCCCGCTTCCGCCTGTTACTGTAGCGATTGCGTATCCCATTTTCTTTTCCTTCAGGCCAGGAGTTTTTTGAAAGAAGCTCGATCCGCTCTAACTGCGTTGAAAATTGCTTGGCGCCCAGCTCGCGTATTGGCGCCCTTTGCAACGACGCTTTCGCTATCGATGGTGTTGACGATCGACAAGTCGATGGGGGTGCTGCCCGAACTCATGCCGCCGCCGTTGAAGCGGTGCCGCGGATCGTTTTGGGTCAAGACCTCTTCGTTCTTCTTCAGGATCGCCGGTATTTCGTCGGGCGCCAAACCCGCAACGCCGCCGCCGTGGTAACGAGGAGCGTCCTCGAACACGTAGCTCGGCACGCTCGAACGACGCCCCGAGCCTGCACCCGCTACGCCGCCGACATGCAGGAAGTTCGCGACCGTATTGATTACCGTGCCCCAGATACCGCCGTCGCTGCCGTTCTCTGCGGCCTTCTTCAGCGCGTTGAACAGGGCTTGCTGGATAATCATCTGAGCAAGCTGAACGAGGATATCCGCAATCGTATTGAGAACAATATCCCCGAACGCTTTCCAGGCGTCACCTGCGCTTTGAACGCCCTTGAGAGTGTCAGCGATGAGCGTAGCCGTCTGCATGAAAGCCTGCCCGAACCCGTTTACAAAAACATCGACAACCTGTTTTTTCTGGGCCGTGAGTTCAACGCTTACGACACGAATTTGCGCTATCAGGTTCTCCATGTTGGTGCGCGCCGCTTGCGCGCCGGGTCCGTCTCCGAGAGTAGCGATGAACTCTTGCGCCTTCACCCTAAGCTCTTCGAGTTGCGGGAGAAGACGTGCGTTCACTTCTTCAGTCTTGGCTGCGGCCTCTCCTGTAGTGAGCAGACCCGCTTCTTGAAGCGCGTTGATCGCTTCAATCGACGACTGCCTCTGCTGCAAGAGGTCGTTTATTCTCGTTTCGTAAAAATCCTGAGTCTCTTTTTTCTTCTGAGCCTCGGACAACTGCGGAAGAGAATCGAGACCCTGCTGTACTTTCTTGGCAGCTTCAGGGGCCTTAAGCGCATTGGCCTCTCGAAGCATTCTTTCCAGCTCGGCTTTTCGATCTGCGATCTTGTTGTCTATGACAGCCAGACGAGCTTCGAGAGTATCCGGACGAGATTGAGCGATGTCGTTGTCGATATCGCGAAGCTTTTCCTTCACGTCTTCTTCCAGACGAACTCGACGCTCTGCGAGCGCAGCCATGCGCTTTTCTTCAGCTTCTTGTTTCTTGCGAGCGGCTTCCGCTGCTTTAGCCGCTTTCGTATCGACGCCAGCGCGAGCTGCCGCAGCGTCGGCAGAGGCCTGAATTCTTTTGAACTCTGAAGCCAGCGCATCGTTCTGCGCCGTTTCTTCTTTGGCTTTTTCCGCCGACAACTTCGTGCTCGCATTGGCTACCAGAGTGCGCAGCGGCGCAGCTCTCTGCTCAAGCTGTGACAACTGCGATTGCAACGCTTTGCCTTGCGCTTCAACTGCACGCATCGCTGCAAACTGCTTCTCAGGAAGCCGAGAGTCGCTTTCGCGCGTACCCTGCGCTACGCGAACCGCCGCTTGGCTTTTCCGCTCTGCGGTGTTTTGCCGAATCTGGTCGGCCAATGCCTTCTTCTGCTTGTCGTATATTTCCAGCAAACGCTGAGCAGCGTCCACTTGCTTGCCTAGTTGCTCGGTCGTCTGCTTGGAGGTATCCGAAAGGCTTTGCTGCGAAACTGCAAAACCTCTATTCAAATCCGCCAGGGTCTTTTCCGCGTTGAGGCGAACCTTATTCGCGTCTCCTTCTTGTTTGATTTGTATGTAGACGGGAATGATGATCGAAGCAGCCGCGATGGCGAGAAGTGCTGCGATCGGACCCGAAATAAGCCCCGCAATAGCCGTACTGGCTTGGCCGGCAGACGCAACAGTGCCGGCTCCGAGCGCTGCGTTGAGGCCGACCGTAGCCGCCCTAGCGGCAAGCATCTGCGTCGCCAACTGCGCGAACACCGAAGCGATACGCGCTCCTTGGATCGCCACCATGATCGCGAGAAGCGCTTTGAAATTACGGATCAAGAAAGAAACGGTGTCCGCAACCAGCGTCAGAGCGTCATCGTTCTCTGCCAACACCTTAATGAGTTCGGTGCCGGCTTGCGCTGCCGCTGTGAACACTTTCGTCAAGTTATCAGCGAACTTTTTACCGTCTTCGCTCTTCAGATAGTTGGTCAAGTCGATGAAAAGTTTCCGCAGAGAATCGCCGAGGCCGCCGTCGATTATTTGACGCTTGAGATCGCCCCAAGCGTTTTGCATCCGGTTCAGGTCTCCGAGAAGACTGTTCGCCGCTTCCTTCGCTTGTGCTCCGTAGATTCCGCGAGCCTGCTGCGCAGCAAGGAGCACAAACTCGGCTTTCACCTGTCCGCCTTTTTCCAGCATCTTGTTGAGCTGCTCGGTAGTGACGCCGATAGCCTTCGCGAACAAGTTGAAAGCGCCCGTCATGCGGTCGCCGAGCTGACCGCGCAGTTCTTCCGCTTGGATGTAGCCTTTCGAGAAAATTTGTTCTAGTGCGCGGAAGGCACCTGCGGTTTCGTCTCCGCTAAGACGAAGAGCTGTAGCCGCTTCCGTGAAAGACTCGAATATGTAACGAGTAGCTTCGGTGCTGAGCCCTGCGTCTCGTGCCGCCACCGCAAAGCGGGAGTACGACTCTGCGAGCGGGCCGAAAGCCGATCCGAGTTCATCGGCTTTCTGACGGAGGTAGGCGTATTCTTGAGCCGCCGCTTCTTGGTTGCCCTTGTTGGCGATCAGCAAACGGGACATGACCCGCTCGCGCTCCATGGCAGCGTCCAGCGCCCCGGTAGCCAGGTTTATGGCGCCGAACACACCGACGTACGCGGAGACCAGCGACAGCACTTGACCTCGCGTTCTCTGGTACAGGGAAAGCGCTGTGCGCTGGCCGGAATTAAGCAGGTTCAACTGCTTTCCCGTTTTGGCGGCGCTCTGCTCAAGCTGGTCCATCGTCTGCGCAACTTGTTGCTGCGCAGTCTTGACGCGAGCCGCGTTCTGCGCGAGACGTTGTTCGATCCCGCTCAAGTCGTTCACCGATATTCCGGCCGCAGCTGCACGCTGCTGTACCTTGTTGAACGCTTCCGTCTGCTGCTGTAGTTCGACTTGAACTTTACGGAATTCGGCCTGCGCTTTTTGCAAAGACTGCGCCAGTTGTTCGTTCGGCTTATCCGCCTGCTGCACTGCTTGCGCGTACTGGATCACTTCTTGACGTGCCGACTCGAACCTCTGCTGGCTTTCCAGGAGAGCGACGTTCTGTCGGTTCAGCTCGTCCGCCAAGGCTGCCTGATTCTTGAGCGCGGTCGCTGCTTCCCGCAAACGACGACTCTGGTCAGCAAGACGCTCCATGCCATCCGCCGCGCGAAGGGCCTCCGGAGTGAGCGCCTTGAATTCGTTGTCCAGACGCTCAATCTCTTTTTCGAGATTGGCGATCGTGGAAACCGCGGCTTTCGCCGGCTCTAGAACGGCCTGGACGCCCGTAGCGGCGCCTGCCATTCCTGCACCTAAGCCGACTGCCGGCGCTGTAGCGGCCTGTGCTGAAGCCAACGCCTGCGTTCCGGAAGCGCGAAACTGCCGGCCGGCCTGAGCCGCTTTTTCTTTTTCGGACGCGAGCGTTCTGTACACGCGAGCCGTCAGTTCTGCGTACTGTTGCTCTTTCTTGAGGCGATCTTCTTGCTCTTTCGCTGCTTGCTGCATTTCCGCAGAAGCAATCTTCGCTTGCTGAGCCGCATCTCGTTCTTCCTGTTTGGCTTGCGCTTGGGAATCGCGAAGCTTTTTTACGGCGTCATCGTATTTTTCAAGGTTGTCGGTCGACTGGCGGTACAGCGACAGCGAACTTTCAAGAGCGGAGTTGATTTCTTTTTGCGACTGCGAAAAGCGGTTTACGTCAACTCCCATCTCGCTCAGCTTGTTGCCGGAAGACTGGAGCCTCTTTTCGTTGTTCTTCAACGAAGATTCGAGACGAGTTACTTCGCTTGCCGCAGCCTTGAGCTGCTGCGTGAATTCCTTAGTCGGTTTCTCCGTGCCGTAGAACTGCTGCGCGAGATTGGTCAGGTTATCGCGCGCAGCACCGAGTTCTTGACGAAGGGCCTTGACCTGTTGCTCCTGACGCAAATAGGCGTCAAGCTTGGCGGAGCGTTCGCTCAGAGACTTCATGATCGAAAGGAGCTGCTGCTGCTCCGATTTCAAACTCTCGAACGACCGTTCCGCCAGCTTGTTGGCGTCTGCGACTTTTTCTTGCTTGTCTGCGATTTGTCCCAGCTCGTCGTTGAGCTGCTTGATTGTCTTCGTGCTTAGGTTTTTCGCACGTACGATCAGTTCAACTTCGTTCTGGGCGGCCATCTTACAAATCCTCGATGAGTTCTTTGAAAGCAGCAGCGCCTTTTTTACTCAGTGCAGACGCTATCGCAGACTGTGTCAAAATCATTTCTGTCTTTATTCTGGCGTTTATTCTCTCTCTCGCAATTTCTGCTTCGCAGAGCATGTAAGCAAGAGGGTAAAGACCAGCGTCGCGGTGTCCTTCCGAAACCAGCAAAGACACCGCAGACCTAACACCTAGCCACCATTCGACGAATCGATCGCGGCTTGATCGTTCTTCAGGCTTTGCGGCACGACGTTTCTTGCGCTTCGCAGTGCCGCGACTACGTTTCCCACGAAATCTCGAAACCCGGCTTCGTCGTTGAACGTGAGCACGGCCAGCTTCTTGACGCATTCCGTCTGCACGGGAACGGGAAGGTGACGGACCTTGTCCCACTGGTCCGGCTCGTGCGCCGAGTAGGCGATGACGCGAGCGATGAGTTCGGGCATCTGTACCATGAGGCGCTGGCCGACTTCCAGGAGCTTGCTGTCGGTCATGTCGGACGCATTCTTGAGCCCGGAAGCTTCAGCGAGGCTGAAAATCTCTTCGATGTTGTCGAGCTGAGAAAGAATCAGTCCGGCGATATCGTTTGCACTCAAGCCGTACAGAACGATGTCGAACGTCTGGTCGTCAGCGCCGACATAGTGAACGACCGCGTTTCGGATTTGCAGATTGGCAAGGGACATGAGAGTGAATTTCCGTTTTTGAAAATGTGAAACAGGCCGCCTCGGAGAACCGGGGCGGCCTGTCAGTTTACGGTCATGGCTGTCTTGGTCTTGACAAAGATGGTCTAGACAAAGTTAGCCTTGACCGATTTCGTTGCCCCGATCACGCCGGGGTCGGACGGCCGTCGATGTACTCCGAAGCGTATCCGTCCCGCTTCAGGATGTCGAATGCGAACGAGAGCTGCTGCCACTCGTCGCCCTTCATGGCGAAGTCGCCGTCCGCCCGCAGCTGCACGTAGGGCCAGTAGTAGTCGCGCCGCGGCCCCGTGGCGTTGTGGCTGATGAAGCGCATGGCCCCGTTGATCGTGGCGCCGTCCTGGACGATGATCTGCGTGCGCGCGGAAGCCGCCGCGGCGTAGGTCACGTGGACCGCTTCCGTGCCGTCGATCGCACCGCCGGGGACGATGTACAGGCGGCCCATCTCGCCGTCCACGGTGTAGTCGTCCATGACGACGTACGGGGCCGGCGTGGGCGTGGCGCCATCGTTGACGCCGCCCGTGGCGATGGTGACGTTGCGGTGGCCGGT